AACGTATTACACGACTCAGGAAGTAGCAAAGTTTTATGCAGACTGCCGAAGCGGAAAGTACAAGAACAAGGCTGAGAGGGATAGAATTGAAAACGATATATTTAAGGCAATGGCAGATAATAGGATTAGAACTGCTCAACCTTAATTTTTTTAATGGAGTATTATTATGTCTTTAGCAATTACAAGTGGCTACTATGGAAATGGTGGCACAGACGAGTATGTAGGTAAGTTTATTCCTGAGATTTGGTCAGGTAAACTTCAAGTTAAATTTTACGATACGACTGTTCTTTCCGAAATCACAAACAATGATTTTGAAGGAGAGATCAGAGATCAAGGCGATAAGGTCAAGATCAGAACCGTACCTTCCATCACAATCAATGATTATGAGAAAGGCGAAACTCTTGCCAATCAAGTTCCTACTACAAGTTTAGTAGAACTCTTGATAGACAAGGGTAAGTACTTCCAAGTGGTTGTTGATGATGTCGATGAGGTACAAGCCGATCTTCGTCTTATGGATATCTTTACTGGCGATGCTTCTCAGCAAATGAAGATTGCAGTTGACACACAAGTTCTTTCTGGACTTGTTGGAGCTGGTTCTGCTGATAACATTGGTTCTACTGCTGGCAGAATATCAAATGACATCAATTTAGGAACATCTACTGGCGGTTCTAAAGCTTGTAGAAAAGTTCAAACATCTGATGTTATTTCTCATATCGTTGAGCTTGGTCAAGTACTTGATGAGCAGAATGCACCAGAAGATGGAAGATGGTTAGTTGTTCCAGCTTGGTTTGCTTCTCGTATCAAGCAGTCAGACTTAAAAGATGCATCTATCACAGGAGATCAAATGACTCCTTTGAGAAATGGTCGTTTAGGAATGATTGATCGTTTCACACTTTATGTTTCTAATCTTTTACCAACGCAAGCTAGTATTGCTAATGAAGATAGTGGTACTTCAACAGCAACATCTGTGTTTGCTGGTACAAAAGATGCAATTACATTCGCTTCTCAGTTTACGAGAATGGAAACATTGCGTTCTACTTCAACCTTTGGACAGATTGTTCGTGGTCTAAATGTGTATGGCTTTAAAGTTGTTAAGCCAGAAGCATTGACAGAGCTATTCTGTTATCCAGCATAAGGTTAACCTAGCTAATAGGATGGGGGGCTTGCCCCCCTACCCTATGTTACTTGGATAAATAAAAATGGCTTTGACACCGAATAATATTTTTACTAGAGTCGCTGATACTCTGCAAGACGTTGGTAATGTGCGTTGGACATCGACTGAACTTTTGCGTTATTTGAATGATGGCAGAAGAGAGCTTGCACTTAACAAGCCTGACATTTATTCAGAGCATTCATCAATTACTTTAGTTGCTGGAACAAAACAATCGATACCTTCTGATGGCAATACATTTATTGATGCGATTAGAAATTATAGTTCGTCAGATGTAGTTGGCAGAGTTGTAAGACTTGTAGAGCGTGAAGTTCTTGATGCACAAAATCCTGATTGGCATTCTACGACAGCGACAACTTCAATCGTTAACTTTATGTTTGACGAAAGAAGTCCTAAAACATTTTATGTATATCCACCAGCATCAGGCGGTGGACATAAACTAGAAATTTTATATTCTAAGTCTCCTGTAGATATTGGCTCATCAGACTTAGATTCTACTACTGTGTTGGCAAAAGAAGATTTACATACTAACACTTTATACGATTACATTCTGTACCGAGCATATAGCAAAGATGCAGAATATACAGGCAATGCCCAAAGAGCAGTTACACACTTTAATCTGTTTGCTAGTTCTATTGGGATTGATAAACGAATGAAATATGTGAGTTCTCCAAATGTTGCGAATCAATCTGGAGTACCGCCCAAAGAAGCTGGAGCAGATGCGTAATGGCTACCTTAACAAGTTTTTATCCTTACATAGTTCCTCATGTTAGCGGATGTCCTGAGATAACAATTGATACTCATTTAATGAGTTCTATCATTGAGTTTAGTGAGAGAACTATGATTTTAGAAAGAGATCACGACCCAGTAACAATTGTAAAAGATATTTCTGATTATGACTTTGAACCACCCATTAATAATCATTTAGTTATTAAAATTGTAAATGCATGGTGTCAAGGAAAAGCATTAGAACCTATAGCACCAGATGTAATAAAAGACCCAACAATTTATAACAGGTTCGCAAACAAAGATAATAGTGTGACTACAGGATATCCAAGAAATATATTTCAAAAGGACGAGAGAACATTTACTCTGTTACCAGTTCCTGACGAAACTGTAGCTCAAAGCTTAACAATGCGAGTTGCTTTAAAGCCAACTCGTAGTGCAACTACAGTAGAAGATGTCTTCTATGAAGACTATGCAGAAATTATTGCAGATGGTGCTTTGTCTAAGCTGATGCTTATACCAGCACAGAAATTTACTAATCCGCAAATGGCTGGAATACATAATCAGAAATTTGTAATGGGTATTAATAAAATTAAACAAATAGCTACCAGAGGATTTGTTCGGTCAAACGTAAAAATAAATATTCCGAGAATATAATATGGCAGAGAAAATTAAATTAGTTCAAGGCGACACGAAGCCACAACTTAAATTAAATATTAGTTCTGATGGAACTCCAACAGATATTACTGGAGCAACAGTTAACTTACATTTCAGAGCGGTTGGAAGTACAACAAACTTGTTTAGCCGTCAGGCACAAGTGACGGATGGAAGTGCTGGTATTGCAACAGTTGTTTGGCAGTCCTCAGATTTAGATAGAGATGCTGGAGATTATGAAGGCGAAGTAGAAGTTGTATTCGCTGATACTACAAGGCAAACGGTTTTTGATTTATTAAAGTTTAAAATCCGTGAAGACTTTGCATGAGTATCAATATCTCTGCTACAGCCAGCTCCTTAATTGCTGGCTCAGAAGCCGATGCTTTATTTTCTAGTGCAACTGCTTCTCAGTTAGTTGTATCGGCAGTACAAGGAAACTTTATTGTATTAAAAGATAAGTTATTAACGCATATTGTAAATATGACAGACAGCCATGTTGTTAGTTATAACAAGGTTGTTGCAGATACATTTAGTGTACAAGAACTGATTACATTTTCTTTTGGCAAGGATATCGAAGACAGTACAGCAATTGCAGATACACATGTATTTTCTATAGCTAAAAACTTATCAGATTCTATAAGCATAACTGATCAGGAAATAACTCAACTACAAAGAAACCTTCCAACACAAGTTGATACATCTTCGATGTCAGATCAGCATGTTCTTGGTTTTGGGAAAACACTTTCAGAAACTCCAAGCGTTGCAGAACAAATTGCATTTGGGATTGGAAAAGGATTATCTGAAAACCCAAGTGTTTCAGAACAAGCAGTCAAATCTATATCCAAAGTATTATCTGACGGCATCTCTGTTGCTGAGTCAATATCTACTCAAATATTAATCGCAGAGAGTCCATCAGACTCTACTGGAGTTACCGAAGAAACTGCTTTTGCAATAGGCAAAGTTTTAGCAGATAACCCATCAATTACAGAAGTCCACTTTGTAAGTTTTAACAAAGTGTTATCAGATACCGCAAACGTATCAGAAGCACATGTTTTAGGTGTTGGTAAAACACTTTCTAATAATGCTGGCACAACAGATTCAGGAGTTATATTAAATCAAAATTATGCAGTAGATTATTTTTCAGAAGATTATGTAGGAACCTCGCAAACTTTTTAAGGAAAACGAATGAACACTTTAGAGAATTTAGCAGTAAGAGGACAACTTGGTATTGTTCTTAAAGATAAAGATGGAAATATTAAAGACGAAAGATTAGTTAAGAACCTTGTTGTAAACAAAGGTCTTGAGTATATTACTTCTCGTATGAAGTCTGACGTATCAGGTGGTAAGGCTTTGATGTCTCATATAGGTCTTGGCTCTGGAACTGGTTCAGCTTCAGCGAGTGATACAGACCTTGGTTCTATTTTAGGTTCAAGAGAAGCTTTAGATAGTACAACGATCTCTGGCACAAACAATGAGAAGATTGTTTATGTTGCTTCGTTTGAAGCTGGAGATAATCGTGGTGATGGCGGCTCAACGCTAACAATTATTGAGATTCCAGACGGAGCTA